GGTATACAGGCCAAAACAATGCAGTATTAAATCATAATACAAGTCCAACAGGCGCAGCAACGTTGTTTACTCGAAAATTTTATTTTAAACCTGACTTAGATTTTTCAATTCCATCTGCACCAAGATTTTTAAAAAATGAATTAGAAATGACTGCACCAGCTTATGAACAAGATGGCATAAATAAAAATATTTGTAATTTTGATTTTACATTTAGCAATAGAAGCGACAAGGAGGCTTTAGCAATTTTAAAATTTTTAGATAGTCATGTTGGATATAAGATTTTTGAAATCGATTTACCTGATCCGTATAATAAAAGTATAAAAGTTTATTGTCCTGAATGGAATCATACATATGTATTTTTAAATAATCATACTATAAGCGCTAAATTTTTAGAATTTAAAGGGTTAACTGATTCAGACATCTTTTTCAATACATTATTAAGTTTATGATCTATACAAATATTACAGGTAAATTGATTGGTGAATGTATGACTGGATTTGGTGTCAGTTATACTATTGGAATTTATAATAGTGGAAATTCAGATGTTTTATATACTTTGCAAAGTAATGATACTAATTTTTTATTAAGTGATTCTAGTTTATTGATAGGAAATGGAGAAATAGATTTTTTTGATGTTTTGTTTAATGCTACCGTTACAAGCCCTTCTGGCTACGAATCTGGCATAATCACTATATCTTCAGAATCTGTTGAAGATGGTAGTACAGATCCAAGTGGTGATATTTCAATATATATAACAGGACATAGAATAGTAGATACAACTGGTGGTCATGTTAGGTATTTTCGTGCTTTGCGTAATTATGATCCAGATAATGGCTTGAACTATGATTTTTATTGGAGACCTGCAACTGGTACAGGTAATTTACAAAATTATTTTTATACAGGATATAAGTTAGATATATCTACAAATAATTCTTTCTCTTCATTGATTGTAGAAAAATTTATTGACGCTGGGCAAAATACTTCAACACCAACATATTCAACCAATTATGGATATCCAGATGAAGATATTTTTATAAATATAAATCAAAACGATTATAATTTTACTATAGATACGCCTTATTACGCTAGAATGTATACAATTACAGATGGAGGTGTAACTGGTGAATCTGTGTATGCAACAGGTATAGATTTTCTAAATACTATTGTATCTCAAGAAGTTTTGACTGGAAATTTATCTGTTAAAAACAATATTGAATTTACAAAAAAATCAATTGATCTGTATGTTCCAAATGATGAATATGTTTATAATTATGATGCTTACGCTGAACTTTTGAAATTAAATAATGGCAGCAAAAATTTTCAATACATAAGTGGTATAAATATTTATTTTCCATCGAATTGTACTCTCGTATCCACTAATGAAGTTATTCCAGCTTTTAATTTGGATGGTACATTTTTAAATTTTACTGGAAAACTTGGAGATCCAACATATGTGAATTTATATTTAACAAATACAACAAAAATACAAGGTTGTCCAGGAAAAGGTGGAGATTTAAAAGGAACACCAATATCTAGAGTAGAAGGACAAACATTGATTATGAATTTGAATGATATAAAAACACAAACAGAAGCTGCGTACACTAACAAAAACGACCCAACTTGTACTGACGCAAAAAACGGTGGAGATTTATTTAGATTTAATCTAACTAGTGATCTTAAAACAGATCTTGTATACAATATATATTCAGAAATAGGATCTTCTTTGACTGCTGGAGGTGGAGGATCAAAAGCTTCAGTTGCATTTTTAGATCCTTTAAATGGAGGTCGAAATACTGTTATTGGTGTAGATGATAAAAACAATATACAACAAAATATTTTTCCATTATTTGGAGATTCTAATCCAAACAAGCCTGTTAAATATGATTTATCAATAAGTGTGCCTTTATCAGATCAAGCTTTAGCTGCTAGCTATGGTGTTCCTATTCCAGGATCATCTTTTGCAAATGTACAGTCATTTCCTAGCGCAAATGGAGAAGACGGTAAAAATTCTATCATATGGAATCTTTTTGCCAATAGTCCATATGTTTTTAATTTAAATTTTAATTTAAAAAATTTTATAATCGAATCTTCTAGCGAAATGCTGACAACTGATCAGCAGTTGAATTTTAATCTAAGATTTAGATCGCAATCTATAAATTCATCTACTACTACTGCTGGAAAGTCAGTTTATTGTCCAAATAATGCAAGCGTAAATTTTTATATAAAAAATGGAAATTTAGCAAATGATTATTTATTTTATTTTCCAAATGAAAATTTAACTAGTAATACAAATTGGACTGATATTACATCATCTTATACGTTAACATCAGCTAATGCCGGTTCTTATAATAGTTCAACTTTTAATTCGGTAAATATAGGTAAAAATTCTATAACATTAAGTCAAAATCAATATTTGAGTACTATTTTTTCAAGTGGAAATGCTATTAATAAAAATTGTTCAATTTTTGATTTATATATTGTTTTAGCGTATGTTCCACCGACAATTTCAAATACAGTTGCAAAGTCAAATGAGACGCCAAATGCATATAAATTTAAAATATTAGATTTTGGCTCAAATGTTGTTAATACAATTAACAAACAAGTTAAATGCACAAATCAGTCATTTTCTGTTGATCAATATATATATGGAAAGGAAAAAAATCTTTTTGATTTCTTTATTGCGCCATTGTTTAATAAAATTATTGATAATAGTCCTATTGGAGCTATTTACCCTTTAGTTCAATATCCTTATCAAACTTCTTACAATCAATTATCTAAAGATTTATTATCTGAATCATATTATCCAATGATCTTAAATATAAAACGATTGCAAGGTACTTTGTATTCTATTTATATTAATGGTAATTTAGTAAATACTTATGATATGGGAACGTTTGTTGAAAACGCTTTTAATTATATTATATCAGATTTATCTGGTACAACGTTTAAATTAAATTGCCAATCGCAATCACCAAATGAAAAAATAGGCTATTTCGAGACTGTTTTTTATAATAGAATATTAAATACTCAAGAAACTTTAGATTTGAATAACTTTTTTATAAATAAATTTTTTAAATTATTTATTGGATCTAATTCTTCATCGTTTAATTTAAAATCTAATAGAGTAAAATTACCTAATGTATTTAATTTAGCTGGAAGAGTTTAATATGGAAAAATTATTCAAATTAAATAATTATTTAGTCATTGATCTTTTTGAAATCGAATTAGAACCTTCAGAGGGTTATTTTAGATTTCATGGATCAAAAAATTTCAATAAAAATTTGATTTTTCAAGGTAATGAGTATATTTTTATACCTTGTGAGTTTTCTTCTTTTGAGTCTTCTTCTGAAGGTAAGCAAAGTAGACCTTCTTTAAAAATAGCTAATATAAATAATTATTTTTCTAAAATACTTAAGGATAGAAATGATTTAATTGGTAAAAAAATATTTAGAAAAAAAATACTAGGTAAAGACTTAGATTTGACAAATTTTACTGACGGTATAAATCCTTTTGGCGTTTCGGCTTTTAATACTTATATAGCAAATGATAAATTTGTCATTAATTTTAAAACGCGAGAAAATAAAGAAGAGGTTATTTTAGAATTATCAACAAAAATTGATATTGAGAGTTTAACTCTACCAAATAGAAAAATAACCAATGATACTTGTGGTTGGAATTATAGATGTTTTGGTTGTAATTATGGTAACACATCTAATTACGCTGGGCCGAAAATAAACTCATCAGTTCCTTCAATCGGTTTACAACCTAGCTCAACTTATTTTAAAGAAACTGCTTGGCAAGGTAGCAGTGGATCTCCAGATCCAGGCGTTCCAATAGCAGATGAAAATGATAAAACATTTTTAGGAACATATAAAACTAATTTAAGCAATAATACATATAATTTATCAACATTAACTTATAAAGGAGAATGGTCACCAAATACAACTTATAATATAGGTGACTTTGTTTATGTTGATCCTATAGCTTCTATAGATATTCAATCAGAAACTACTGATACAAAATATTTACTTAAACCTAAATCATTTTATGTCTGTATATCTAATAATATATTAGGAAAGTTTCCTGAGAATAATACGAATGTGTGGAAACAGGATAAATGCTCAAAAACATTGCGTGGTTGTTTGTTAAGATTTCAAGATTTTCTTTTATCCAATGATGGATATTTACCGTTTGGAGCTTTTCCAGCAACATTCCCTTATGATAACGAAGCTAAATAATGATGTTTTAAAAAAAATAAAAACATATTCTATTACGAATCCAAATATAGAAGTTTGCGGTTTTGTTGTTAAAAAGGATAATGTATTAGACTTTATAGCAATTGAAAACAAACATCCAGATTCTCAGCATAATTTTTTGATATCTCCATTAGATTATTTAAAAATCAAAAAAGACTATAATATTCTATACTTATTTCACAGTCATTTTGAAAATGCATTTTTTTCAGAAACAGACTTAGATTATCAAAAGTATCATAATATAAACATGCTTTTATACATAATAAAAGAAGATTGTTTTTTGGAAATGATGTGTAAATAATTAATATAATTATGGTCAACATAAAATTACATGGAATTTTTGAACAATTTGTAAAAACAGAATGGGTTTTGAATGTTAAAACAGTCGGAGAGGCTTTGGAGGCTATTGAGGCGAATAGCGGCAAATTAATAATTGGATTGAATAAATTGCAAGAGTATCTTACTCATTTTATAATATATGTTGATAACAAAATTGTATCATCTGAATATCTTTATTCACCAATTTTAAAAAAGAATTCTAATGTAGAAATCGTTCCTTTATTAATGGGTAGTGATTTTGGATTAAGTTTGATTTTGTTAGCTATATCAATAGGTATTCAATTTTTAATAACAAAATTATTAAGTCCAAAAAATCCGATAGATGTAAAATCTAATTCAAAATATTTTTCATCTTACGAAAATGTTACAAAAAGAAATTTTCCTATTCCTTTGGGTTATGGAAGAATAAAAATTGGAACAATTGTTATATCTAATAATGTAGATGTAGTTAATATAGGTGGCTAATATGAATATAAGATTATCATCAAGTGATAAAAGTTTATTTGATTCATTTGGAATTTCTGACTCTTTTACTTTTAGTTCTGAAGTTTTTTATAGTGCTATCGATTTAATATCAGAAGGGCCAATAGAAGGTTTGTGTGATATAAATGGTAATACATTAAATTATTTAAATTTATCATCTTCTACAAATAGTTCCGCTGATTCCTTGGCTTATGGAATATATTATAATGATGTATCAATTAGAGATAAAAAAACTAACTTATTTAATATATCTTCTTCAGAATTTAGTGTTTCTTTGGGAAATGAGATAACAAACAGTCCTAATATTTCTAGTTGCGTTTACGAATATAAGTCAAAAATATACGATTTAAATTCAGATTCAGGTTTTGTTTTTGGTTATAATACATCTAAAACAGGATTAATAGATGGAAAGTTTAATAATAAAAGCACTCCTTTTAATGAATTAGTGGGAGATAGTAATTTAAAAAAATTAATTGATATAAAAAATACTACAAAATGTTTTACTCATTATGTAAAAAATAAATATACCGATTTAATTAAAGTCATTATTTCTTTGGATGAATTATATTATATTACTAATGCGGGAGTTAATTTTAACAATAATGCTGATTTTGTGATTTGTGTCAGCGATTTAACAAGTGGTCAAAATCAATATTTATTATTTCAGTGTTACATGATTGCTAAACAAAATCCAGTTTTATTAACTTTTGAAATAAATTTAGGAACAACAAGTCAGCAAAATAATTTCAATTCTAATTATGTAATTAATATTTACAGTATAAATAGAAGATATCAAGCCTTACAAGTTGGAAATTTAGCTAGATCTATTAGTGTTAATAGCGTAATAGAAATTTGTAATAATAAATTTGGATTTCCATTTTCAGCTATCTGTAATAATAAAGTCAGCGCAAAACATTTCGCATCAGTTCCTGTAAGAAGTTTTGATTGTAAAATGTTAAAAATTAAAGTTCCAAGTAATTATGATTCTGAAATTGGTGAATATGATGGAGATTGGGATGGAAATTTTAGTAAAAATTTAAAATGGACACAAAATCCTGCTTGGATATTGTATGATTTATGCACAAATACTAGATATGGGTTGGGGAAAGCTGTTTTTTCCGAAAACGATATAAATAAATGGGATTTTTATAAAATATCGAAATATTGTGATGAGCTTGTTAAAACAAATAATGCAACAAAATATCCTTATCAAAATTTCACAGTTTCTTCTATTTATAATGTAAATGAAGAAGGTTACAACACAATACAAATATCTACTACAGATGATATTTTCACTTTAAATAACAAATATCCTTTTGGGGGAACTCTTTTTTTATATGATTTAATAAATGAATCAGGAGAAACATTAAATTTAAATCTTAAAAAAATAATTGGTAATGTAACAACAAATGGCAGTATTGCGACTATCAAATTATATAATGATTTTGGACCTAGAAAATTTATTGAATCCGATCCAACAGGAAACTTTTTAAGTAAAGTTAAGACTTATGTGTCATCAAATAGTGCTTTTTTGAATAATGAAGACAAAATAAAAACTTTTGCTTTGAATTATATTTCAGGAAGACAGCCTTATAATTATACGGTTGGATCTGCAAACGAATCTGTATCTAAAATTTATTCGTCTAAAAGTATTTTTGATAGTTCGTTAAAGATTAAAAGCGGAAAATGTGTTGCGAAAAATGATGGTTTTAATGATTTCTTGGAACCTAGATTTTCAGCAAATATAATTTTAAATAGTCAGACTGAAGCTTTAAAAGTTTTATCAGATTTAGCTTCTATTTTTAGAGGATTTTTCTATTTTAAAAATGGTTATTTGAATGTGAATTCTGATATTGAAAAACCAATTTCTTTTGTCTTTAACAATTCAAATGTAAAAAATGGATTGTTTACATATTCTTCATCTGCTTTAACAAATAGCTTTTCTGTAGCCAAAGTTTCATATCTTGATCGTTTGGATAACTTCAAAGATAAAATCGTTTATATCGAAGATTCAAGCTTGATACAAAAATATGGAATAATAGAAAATGAAATACTTGGTTTTGGAGTTACTTCTAAATCACAAGCACAAAGATTAGGAAAATGGTTCTTAGCCACAGGAAAATTAGAATCAGAAGTTGTTGGTTTTACCGCTGGTTTAGAAATAAATTATTTGAAACTTGGTGATATTGTAAGAATAACAGATGCATTAAAGAATTCATCTATTGACTATGGAAGAATAACTTCTTTAGATTTTGAAAATAAATATATATACATTGATAGAGAAGTTTCTGCGAATTGTTTGGGAAAAATTATAAAAATTACTTCTATAACCCAAGATGAATTCAAAGAATTGTCTTTTTATATAAGTCAGGTAGATAATAATAATTTAAGATTAAAATTAAGCAATGAATCTTATGTGTCATGGAATGTAATTCAAGGTGTTAATGTTACAGATGGTGGAAAAACAATTGCTGGAGATAATATTGGAGTTGATTCTTGGACAAGAAAAACTTTTACAAAACAAAATTATATAGAAACATGTCAAATATCTTTTAAGGTTTCTTTTCTTGGTGTTCTTTTAGTTTGTGGCTTGAGTGAAATAAATAATCCTACACTTGATCAAACAGATATTAATTATGGTTTTGAAGTAGACGCAAGTAATAACTTGTATTATAGAGAAGATGCGGCTCAAGTTTCGTTGAGCAGTCAAATTACAACAAACGACGTTCTAAAAATAATTTTTGATGGTTCTAATATATACTATTATAAAAATAGTTCTCTTTTAAGAACGACTGCTAGAACTGTTGGTCAACCTCTTTATGGGGTAGCGGCTTTTAATACCTCTTATGCAAAAATAACAAATATAAATTTTTCTCCGTTTCCAGACATCTCTTATGGAAGTTTTTCAAATCTTCGTTCTGATGCTTCGTTTACAATTTATTTAAATGAAGAATCGCAAAAAGATGATTTATATAGAATAACTAACATAAATGAAATATCTTCAAACGAATATTCTATTAGTGCTGTAAAGTATGATAATGAAAAATTCAATATTATTGAAAAAGATGAATATGTAAATGAAAAAACAAACGATCAAAAAGAAATAGTTTTTTCGACAGATAATTATATATCGTCGGCTTTCACTGACACGGAAATATCTCAATTTGTCACCAACAATACAATTTCTGTAAGAGACATTAATTATTTAACATCCATAAATACAGATTATGATTATTCGTTTATTATTGAAAATGAAACATTAGAATCAAGTTTTACATTGAATAAATACCAGCAAATGTCTATTGATTTTGTGAATCTATTTGTTTCATCCAAGATAAATAATAACCCAAATATATATGGTTTATATTGTGTGGTAGTAAAAAATGGAAAAACGATAAGATTTAAAATAGAAAAATCTTCAGCTAAAATAGTTACTATCTTTTTAGGTGAAAAAAATGCAAGCATGAATAATTTTAGCCCGAGTTATTCTATAGATTTTTATGCATTTGATAAAAATTTGAAGATAACTAACGTGTAAAGTATAATATGGCTTTTATTCCTAATAGTGGAATTGATTATGGCAGCGCATTTGAGATAATAAATATAGATGCGCAGTTATTTGGCGCATACTCGTCAAAAAATACTTCTGTTTCTGCATCTATATATGGCTTGGATGATACTATTCCATTTGTTGATTGCTTTATTGCTGAATCAGATGTTAAATTAAATTGGTCTGTTCAGAGACCAGTCAATAATGAATTGATATCAGGATATATTCCTGATGTTGGATTTTCGGGTTTTGAGATAAAGTATTATGATTTTAATAGAAATTATTTATTTGATTATCCGATTTCTATAAAAAATACTGAATACAATATAAATTCAGTAAGTTTATTGCAGCAATTTAGTAATTTTACTGGTGAAAATAATGTTAGTGGTTTAAATAAATTTTTTATTGATATAATAAGCGTCGATAATGTAGGGAGAAGAAGTACTGGTATTGCTTTATTTGACTATGGTGTTCCTCAAGTTAGCATCACAGAGAATAATGTTAATAATTCTGTAACTGTAAATTTAAGTTATAATTCAATATCAAATATAGGAAAAGTTTCTGTTTTTGCTCATACAGGATATGATTTTGATGTTTTAAATGATGCTTTTTTATACACAATAGAATTAACAAATAATTTTTATTCTGTTCAAATACCAGATTTATCTTCTTTATTAT